TTTGCAACTGCATCGACAATCGCTGAGACGATGCACAGGACGTGCTACATCACATACTCAGCGTCTAACATACCTTTGGTGGTCGAGAGGCTCAGGGATCGCTATGGAGCCGCTAAACGCATCATAGTCGTAGCCGATAATGACAGTAGCGGCGTTGGTCGCAATTATGCCGACCAAGCGTCAGCGAAGTTCGGCGTTAGCGTCATCATGCCCCCCGTCAACGGCGACGCGAACGACTATCTGTTAAGCGGGAATGATCTTTTTGAGCTTCTCGATCCGCCAAAGATAGCGCACGACTGGCTGGTTTCCACCAATGACTTTAGAAGCAATCCTGAGCCAATCTCTTGGCTGATAAAGGGATGGATGCAGAGCAATGCCCTAATGATGGTTCATGGGCCGTCTGGCTCTGGCAAGACGTTCTTGGTGTTGGATTGGTGTCTTAGGCTTGGCGCGATTCACATGGAACATCGAAACTGGTGCGATCATAAGACAAAGCAGGTTCCGGTGGTTTATTTGGCTGGTGAGGGCCATCATGGTTTAAGAAGCAGGATCGCCGCTTGGATGCAACATCACGATGTCGAAGAGGCGCAGATGTGGATATCCAAGAGTGGCACTGATCTGAATATGCCTGAAGGTATGTTAAAGGTTGTTGAGAATATACGAGCCTTGCCAGTTCCTCCAAAGGTCATCATTGTCGATACATTGCACAGGTTCTTAAATGGTGACGAGAACAGCGCACAGGATGCCAAGACCATGCTCGATGCCTGCGCTACTCTTATGCAAGAGTTTGATTGCTCGGTTGTGTTGGTACATCACACAGGCGTATCAGAAGAGGCCCAGCATCGTGCCAGAGGCTCAAGCGCTTGGAGAGGTGCATTGGATATCGAGGTTAGCGTGAAGCCGGGTAGCTTAGGCAAGCCGATTGAAGTGTTGCAACGCAAAATGAAAGACGCGGAAGAAAGCCCAAGCAGATTTTTTGATCTATTGAAGGTTGATATAAATGGCTGGAAGGATGAGGATAACGAGCAGGTATCAAGCGTTGTGCTAAATGAGGTCTCAGCGCCGACGAAGATAAATAAGAAAGTGTCAAAGGTTGAAGAGAACCGTAAGCGGTTCGAGCTTGCTTGGCACGCATCACATCGTGAACGAGATAAGCACAATAGGCCACACGTTACGAGAAGTGCGCTGATAGATTACTTGATTGGGCCTCACATCGGGATGAGCGAGGCTTACGCAAAAAGACAGTTACAACCAACATCAAATACGTTCATTGGGATACTAATTGATGCCGGATATATTGCTCCGTTTGAGCGAGGATGGTCGGTAATTAATGACGGTTGTATCATCGATTTTGGTGAAAACGGATAAAATGAGGAAAATCAAAGACTTATGCAAAAACGGATAAAACGGATAACAACGGATAAAAAAAGTTTATCCGTTGAGATTGTATATAAATCAATGACTTACGAGAAAACGGATATCCGAAACGGATAAAAATGGGGCAGAGTCAGATAACGGACAGACACGGATAAAAGTCTTGTAAAGACTTTATCCTGTCCGTTTTATCTGCGTTATAATTTTGTCTGTGGATAACTTATTGGAGTTAGAGATGAGTGAAGAAGTAAAGATGGGTAGGCCAACTGATTATACCGATGAGTTGGTGGATAGAATTTGTGAAGAGATCGCGGCTGGTAGGTCTTTGAATAAGATTTGTCAGGAAGAGGATTGGTGTCCATCGAAGAACACGTTTTATCGTTGGATGTATCGGCATCCAGACATTCGTGACAAGTACGCGCGCGCAAAGAATGCGCAGCAAGAGTTTGCGGCTGAAGATATATTGGAGATCGCTTACGACGCAACGCCTGAGACTTACAACGTGGCTCGGTTGAAGGTTGACGCGCACAAATGGGTCGCATCAAAGCTATTGCCCAAACGATATGGCGAGAAACAACAGCTCGAACACACTGGCGAGTCTGGCGGGCCGTTGATCATCAAGTGGAAGGATAGCGAATAAGGTTTATGTCTGCGATAGAGATCCCGTACCATCCTCGGAGAGTAATGCTCCCGTTTCACAATCGAACCCAGAGATTTGCCTGTTTGGTGGCGCACCGAAGGTGCGGTAAAACAGTCGCAGCAATTAATGACCTGATTCGAGATGCGCTGACTATTCAGCGCCAGAATGTACGGGTTGCTTACATTTCGCCAACTTACCGGCAATCTAAGGCCGTGGCGTGGGATTACTGCAAAGAGTTTACGCAAGGCATCCCCGGGATCAAAGTCAATGAGTCTGAGCTTAGGATAGATTTTCCTAATGGCGCTCGAATTAGGCTATTTGGGGCTGAGACCGCAGATTCAATGCGAGGTCTGTACTTTGACTCAGTTGTGCTGGACGAGCCAGCCGACTTTCCGGCTAACGCTTGGTCAACAGTCATTCGACCTGCAATCGCTGATCGTCAGGGCCGGGCCACGTTTATCGGAACCCCAAAAGGCAAGAACGAGTTCTGGGAAATATACGACGCTGCAAGCCGAGACAGTAGCTGGTATACCGCGATGCACAAAGCCAGCGAGACAAGTTTGTTGCCGCAAGAGGAATTAGACGCGGCGCTCAAAACAATGGGCGAGGATCGTTACGAGCAAGAGTTTGAGTGTAGCTTCGAGGCTGCCATCGCTGGTTCGTATTACGGAACTGAGATGAAACGCGCAACAGAAGAGAACAGGCTCACAATAGTTCCATACGATAGATCACTTGGAGTTGTCACTGCGTGGGACTTGGGCGTTGGCGACTCGACATCGATATGGTTCGCGCAGTATGTCGGTGTTGAAGTTAGGCTGATCGACTACTACGAATCATCTGGCGTTGGCCTAGATCATTACGCTAACGTGTTGCAAGATAAGAATTATGTTTACGAATCTCATATATTGCCTCATGATGTGCAGGTCAAAGAGTTGGGAACGGGCAAATCTAGGCTTGAGACGTTAGATAATCTTGGAATTAGACCTGTAGAAATAGCACCGAAGCTCAACGTTGATGACGGCATTCAGGCGGTACGATCCATGCTGGATCGTTGCTGGTTTGATGAGAAGAAGTGCAATCGAGGGATCGAGGCATTGAGACAGTATCAGCGAGACTACGACGAGAAGGGCAGAACGTGGCGAGGCAGACCGAGGCACGACTGGACTTCGCATGGCGCTGACGCGATGAGATACTTGGCAGTCGGCTATCGACCAATGAAGTCTAGCTGGGGAGAGCCGATCAGAAGAAATCTAAAGGGAATAGCGTAGTGGATGGTAATATTAAAAAATTAATACCAAGTAAGATTAGAAGATTAATACAGCTTGGTTTACTTGCTGCTGAACAAGCGGATAACGCCACTCAAGTTAAACGAGCAACTACTTCATACGAAAACGCTAAAAAGAAAAGTAAAGTATTTGCTGAAAGAGAAAAATTAGCTCAAAAAAATGATTTTGAAACTGTAACAAAATCTGAATCATTTCCAAAAAATATTATTACTCCAGAAGATTTGCAGGGAGAAATATTAATTCCTTTGATGGGCGATCCAAGTGACATTGGATTGTTATCTAGAGTTGGCGGTATACCTGTTAACTCTCAAATAGAAGGCGGGTCAAAATTTCCGTTTAAGTGGAAGGATTTATCTTGGGCTTCAGAGCCAAAATCGGCTGGTTCTTATGTAGACAAAGTAAGACACATTGCAGAAAAACAAGGTCAAGCGCCTGTTTCAGTTAATACGTTAATGACAAATGAGTCTATGTATTCTCCAAGATTTGTCATAGATTCAGTATTGCAACAAATTGAAAATTCGCCAAATATACTTAAAAAAGATATTTTGAATTTTGATAAAACTATTAGAAAAAAGTTTCCAAAAGTAGAATGGCCCGGCCTTTTAAACGGCGGAAAAGAAATGTTATTAAGTTTGCCAATGAGGCAACGAGCCGCAATTTTGAAAGTTATGAGCCAAGCTCAGTTTCGAGATAAAGGATTTCCATTAATTGATGAAACAATTAGAGGCGCAAGGGATAGACGTTTTGACAATTCTATTCTTGGAGATAGTGGTGCTGCAATTGTAAGAGTTGATCCAAATCAAGATTTAGTGTCTTTACCTGATTATATCCACAAAAATTATGGCTCAGGAATGAAGAAAGTTTCTGGATCTGAAGCTCAACAGCTTGAAAGATTAATTCCTTTCAGAACATTTTTTAAAGATTTGTTTGCAGAAAAAGCAGTTTTAAAAGATAAAAATGGCAGGCCATTAACAGTTCCTAATGCAATTGGAGCAGGAAATTTATCAAAAGATGGATTTCAAAAGGCAGATCAACAATGGGTTGATGCCAATATGCAATACCTTGAAAGAATGAAAGGCAATCCAAAAGGATTGTTATCTGCCGTTGGAGCGCCAACAGCAGGAGTATTGGCAAAAGATTACCAAGGAGATCCAATGACAGGCATGGATATGTTGCAAGTTAAAGGAGCTGGTGTTCCATTCTTGCCGACAATGAAAGAATATGGATTATCTGCTTTAAGGGGCGCTGTTCAGGCTACATTGGATTCAATGAAAGGCGCATCGTTTGTCCCGGGATTTAAAAAGGTTGCAGAAACTGCTGAAAGAGCAAAAGTACCGGATTACGAAGCAAAATACGCAACAGATATAGACAAGACTTTATTTGAACTTTTAGGTAGTTTTATACAACCGAATTTAAAATAGGAGAAAACGATGGATCGCATGAAAATGCAGGGATTACTTGGGATGATGAGCAATAAAGGGCCTCAGACTGATTTTGATAGATTAATGATGCAAAAATCATCACTTAATAAAGGGCCTCAGACTGATTTTGATAGATTGCAGGAATTTAGAAACAATTCAATGCCGCAACAAAGATACACTTTTGATCAAATGATGCAGGCAGATCCAAGTGGGGAATATATAAGCAATATGTTTAGAGATATACCAAATCTAAATGAAATGCAGCGTAGAGAATTGTTCAACTCGTTGGATGAAGAACAAAGAAAACAGGCTTTTGATATTTTGTTTAATTACGCTCCACAGTACAGTAGATAACCATGACAATCACAAACTACTCAACTTTACAGTCAACGGTCGGTGATTTCTTAAACCGTAGCGATCTGACAAGTGTGATTCCGGTGTTCATTCAATTGGCCGAGGCGCAAATGAACCGCGATCTCAGGCATCACGAGATGGAGGTCAGAAGCACAGGAGGCCAAGACGCTGGAGACGAATATATGCAAGTTCCAGCAGATTGGCTTGAAAACATTAGGCTTCATGTTCAAGGTGCTGGCACTTCTCCAATCGATTTAATATCAAGGGCTTCAATGGCTGATAAAAGGGCTGGAAAAGAAAATACAACCGGCAGGCCAGAGTATTACTGCATGGCAGATAGCCAATTTCAGCTATATCCCACGCCAGACGCAAATTACACAATTGAGCTACTTTATTACCAAAAAATACCTGCTTTGGCATCAAATAGCACAAATTGGTTGTTAGACAGTCATCCAGATGTATATTTATATGGAAGCCTTATGCATTCTGCACCATACTTGCAAGAAGATGCAAGAACTGCTGTTTGGGCTCAATTGTATGCGGCAGCAGCTCAAAGGATAAACCAAAGTTCTGAACAGGCAAGAATGTCTGGTTCAGGTTTAACACTTAAAGTAAGAGGACTAGGCTAATGAGCTTTTCAAATTATTTAGAAACAGAGCTTTTGGATCATGTATTTGCAAACAATGCTTACACATCTCCAACAACTGTTT